AAACTTTTTAAGCGTGTCGCAGATAACTATTTTTCCATCCGCCTCTCCTTCTTCTCGGATAGAGTTCAGCAGTCTCAGCGCATCAGGGGTTGTTCTTAATGATGGGTCGGGAGAGTTAGCTAGGGTAACCATTGTCATCTGGTGCAACTTACCCATCTTTGCTTTTTGGATAACACCCTTTGCGCCATCGTCCTCATTAAAGTAGATGACGTTTTCCCCGCTAATTAGATTGTTACGAATAGCCTGAAACAAATTGCCAAGTATCCATACCGTTTTACCTGCGCCGCTAGGTGCATAAACCAAAGTAACTGTTCCGGTATTTATCATGCCTGGAATTACTTCGCGTTCTTTTGAAAGCCGCTCTTCCATCTCTTCTATTCGATCATTGAGAGATGCAAACTTTAGTCTGCCGAATGCAGATGTTGGCGGCGGCAACTTAATTTCTGGCGCAGTAAGCATCCCACCGGAATGTCCGTTTAATTTCTCTGGCTTTGGCTGTTCAGGGGCTATCTCTTTATTGAGTTCTTGGCAATACAATGACCATTCGTCACTCATTTAATGCTCCTCTTTATCGAATGAAAGTCTTTAAGTTTTGCCTACTTGAGGGTATTTGTCAACGCATTTGACTTTGTTATATAAAGTTTAAACAAGTTTACATCTTTAAAAAACTTATGTAATATTGTGTGAACTTCAATAAAGGAGAAGGCAATGGAAAGCATTTGGGATTCTTTAAAGAACGTCAACGTTAACGACCATACAGAAAAGAAAGGGAGCTTTACTTATCTTTCTTGGACATGGGCTTGGGCTTTTATTAAAGACAAATACCCTGCCGCTCAATATCAAATACTTCCTGATACAACCTACCCAGATGGAACAATGGAGGTTCGTATGGAGGTAACGATAGAGGGGTTGAGTCATACCATGTGGCTGTATGTTATGGACTTTAAAAACAAAGCCGTGCCACATCCTAATGCCCAGCAAATTAACACGGCCAGAATGAGATGCCTCGTTAAATGCCTAGCCATGTTTGGCCTTGGCCATTACATCTACGCAGGAGAAAGCATTCCCAATGAAGAGCAGGACGTCAAGGTTGTTAACAAGCCATGGTAGAAAGCCACGATGATTTTTTAGAGTACATGGAATGTGTTCGTGAGAATTTTGACTACATCTACCAAGTCAAAAGTGCGGTAGCAAACGAAGAGTGGGAGTCTCTTCAAGCAATCGTTGAAGAAGAGTCGAACCAAGTTAAGGAGGCTTTAAATCTAGCGCCGTCTAAGGGCGGCATCTTTACCACCTTTGAAATAAAGGTTATGAAAATCAATCCATCAAGGAGTAAGTAATGGAAGATCAGGAAAAAGTTTTTGTTGAAGGTATTAAAATCAATCAGCCATCTCAATCATTTGTTAAGGCTTCGTTTGGAATTAACCTGGCATCTTTCGGTGCTTGGGTTCAGAAGGAGTTAGAAAAAGACCCAACGGTTGAATGGTTTAATATTGAGTTTAAAGAAAGCGGGCGGACAGGAAAGCCATATGCCGAGCGTGTTATGCCTAGAGCTAAAGAGGATCGACCGCCAGCTCGACAGCCAGAACCTTCAGTAATTCCTTGGGGTGTATCCCCAGCTAAATAGATTTTATCTGCGTTTGTTTTGCCTCGTTACCTTCCAGTGCGGGGCCTTTTTTTGAGGAAAAAATTATGCCCGATCAAGACGATAAGTACATTCACTACCGAGAATTGCAAACCATGTTTGATGTCTATCAGAAGCCAAAGCTTATTCGCATTCTTGATGAGCAAAACATTAGCTACTTCAAGGATGCAAACGGCCAGCCGTTTACGCTTAGGGTTGCTATAGAAAACGCGCTTGTAAATCGAGCGGCTACGGATGAGCCAGTTTAAATTTTAATATCGCTTAGTTGGATAGGGTGTCAGGGGTGGGTCAGCATTTAGTGCTACCACCCTGCTCGCTCAGTGCGTCGGATGGTTTAAGTTAGCGCCGCTATTCTCACCCACTGGGAGCGGCCAACCAGCTCAAAAGGCAGAGGTTGCCTCGGGTTAATACAGACTTTCGCACACTTCCTGCGCGTTTAACACTGGGAAGCCTTCCCAAGTGCAATAGTTAACGTGTAAAAATGTCTGACCGTTTTCTTTTTCGGGACTAACAAACGAAATTATATCAACCGGATCAACCCACAGACATAGCTCCTCCTTCCACTTGTCAAAGTCTTCAATGTCAGCGTCGCGGAACTCCGTGATATCGTCGGTGATAACATGGCGAGTGCCTTCTACTTTTATTCTTATCAATGTATTTTTCATGCTTCGCCCTCCCAAGTCTCACCGCTCCCAGCATAGACCTCGTGATCCATATGATTGAACATTTGCTTTGTTGCTTCGCTTTCATCCATAAACTCAGGGTCCGAACTGTAAATCTCGCCACCATCAAAACCTAATAACGTATAGCCCCACATCATTTAGTCTCCTTATTCTTCTTGAAAAATGTCGTTGTTTCTGCGGTTCGATCATTGGTTTCATAGTACCCCTGTATCTCATCCGCGAATTTATTAAGCCGATCAAGTGACACCTCCTCATCACCTGACCGGCAGAGATTGAAATAAATCCCGAGTAAAGTCTCGGGATAAAGTCGTTCAATAGACATCAGAGCGAGCCTCCATTTTTAGAATTTCTTCCTTTAGATATCCGATCGTTTGCTTGATATCCAAGTCGCACATCGCCACGTCATCAGATGACTGGGGCACTCGGTCCAGCTCCGCACCAGCCGCCTCGAGATTTCGAATCGCTGATTTGATTCGCTCTCTGCCATCCATCCAAAGTAATTTACTCGAGGTAACAATTGACGGGAATAAATTATTCGCGGTGGTCCGTACTTGTAAAGCGTAGATGTCGTCAGGGTGATGAATGTCTAGTAAGTTATTCATCAAAACGCGCACCTCTGCTTGCGTTAGTTCGGGGCAAATCTTGCTGACATACTGAAAAGTAAATTTACTCATGCTTCCAGCTCCTCTTTAATTAAAAATAGAATTGTTTCCGCCGAGTATCCTTCGGCTTCAGACCATCCGATAAACCGCAGAATGCTATCTCTTGTTTCTTCACCCCTGCCATGCAGGTAATGATCGATTGAATCGCGGAGCCTTTCGCCCGCTTTTCCATACTGATTAAAGTCTACGACTGACATTTTTACTTCTCCTTTTTTGAATGAGTGAAGCCGCTATGCGGCCTCGTATTTTCGCATGAGTTCAAACTGCGACATGCAATACTCGTTTGCTTTCTTTGCATTGGTTGCCGCTGTTACAAAAAACTTGGGGTCGTCTTTGATGGCTTTTTTCCACGAGTTCAAATAGCTAGCGTGCTGTTCGATTTCATAGCTAACGCCCAGCTCGTTACATAAGAAGATCGCCCCAAGCTCTGCCACCAATTCCTCACGAGCGTAGCTTTCAGACCCGAACGATCCGGACATATCTCGGTCGAGTCTTTTACTATGACCAGTCGAATGTATGCACTCATGATAAAAGGTGGACTGGTAGGCTTCGTCAGTTTCAAACTGTCCGATAGTTGGCATTTTTATTTTGTCCGTTACTGGTGAGTAACATGGACCGAAGGTCTCGCCATTTTTTACGGTGACGTTTAGAGCGTCGGCGATCTCGTGCGGGTTGACTAACTTGGTCTGTCTTGATTCTTGCTTGGGGTAGTCGATGCCCAGTTGCTGGGTGTTGAACATGTTAGTGATTTTTGCGAACTGGTAAACCTTATCGGGGTCGTTCTTGTCGGTGCCCTTACTAAAATAGAGCACTGGTGTCGCTTGCATTCCCTTGAATGATACGCCCATATCAATGCACTGCTTTGCACTCAACCAAAACGGTGCGTCCCATTCGTTCAGCATCATTTGAATAGACGTTGTGATTTGATTTATTCCACGGTAAACGTGGCCGCTAACAAAATTTCTATTTCCGCCCGCTTGACTGGTCCAAGTCTTGCGCCACTTGGTTTCCGTTTCCATTGCTTGCAAAACTATGTCTGTGATTCTGTTGTAGTTAACCGACATTTTTTATCCCTCTGCTTTTGATTGATTGAATTAAATCTGTAGAAGTCCGGCGATGTGAGCCGCCAGCCGGACCTCCTTTTTACTTAGTGATTCTTTGCGGTCAAGCTCGGCCCAGATGCTCCAAGACTTGTCCCACAAAAATTTGTTGAGAATGACCACGGCGGGATCATCAATGCTAAGAATCATCCGCTCGGTCGGTGAATAAAAAAGCTTCATCAATACGACCCCTTATTTGTGCATGTCGTGGGTTGAAAGCTCAGGGCTTCCGACCTTGATAAAACCAATGCGATAATCCTCCGGCGGAAGGATTCCATTTTTACGCTCACGCTCTAGATCGGCGAAGCATTCCGCGACCATTTCCGCCGCGTTGTCCCCATCCAATGGATAAGCTCGGGTATAAACCCACTTCTTATCCACTGGTTTTTTAAATTCAATGGTGATCCAAGATGTACCTTTTTTCATAATGACTAACCTCTATCTATTGAATGAAATAAAAGAATAGCAAACTTTTTTAAACTTTTATATAGTTTGTGACAATTGGGACATCATTAAAATATAATGTGACAATTGAGACAGAAATTTTTTTCGGAATCATTTAGCGCCAGCCTAACCTGTTGCCCTCGCTAAACCTCTCGACTACCCAACCGTCAGACAAGCATTCAACCTAAGACCACTAGCGCCGAAAGAATCCTTAGTGTTCGATCACAAGCAGACCGTATGACATCGTTACTATCCACCCTGATATAACTATCTTTTAATCTGGATGTTCATTACTGCTGTAGATAATTCTGTGGAACCAGCCTGAATGGTATGGGGCTTGAGGGACCTTCAGCGGATCACACTTCCGTGGAACCACAACTGGATCTAGTGGTAACGATAGCTGGCTTCAGTCTGGCCGATGATCTTGTGGTGCCGTCGGATAAACCTTTCTCTGTAGTTGGGGCCGGGGGGCTGTGCTAGGTTTGGTCAGGGATGTAGTACCCGCCCAGATACAAAAAAAGCCAAAATAGGATTTACCTAAGTCCTTATAATTTCTAGCATTAATGATCTGGTTGTTATTCCATTAAGTAATATTGTAAGGTGGGGTTGTTTGCACTCCAGTATATATATAGGATAGGGAGGGTGGGTTGGAGAAATAGCCCACTTAAAAAGATTTATGACAGAAAGCTACGCCAAGAAAAGAAAAGAAGAGATCAAACAAAGAAAGAAGGAGAATGGTCGTCCCCCGAAGAGGGATATAACGGCAAACTCCCCAGGAGGAAGAGGTAAGGTTGGCAGGCCCAAGGGTGATGCAACCATAATCAACGAGTACAAGGCTCGTATGCTGGCCTCTCCTAAATCAAAGCGCGTTCTTGACACCATATTCGACGCCGCACTAGACGATGACCACAAAAACCAAGCCGCCGCATGGAAATTAGTAATGGATCGCATTGCTCCAGTTGCGGCATTTGAGAAGGATGTGGTACAAAACGGCGGTAAGTCAGCAATTCAAATAAACATTACCGGCATTGGCGCTACGGATATCACGCCAACCACTATCCAACCTACGGTAATTGATGGGGAAACGAGTGAAATACTTTAAAGAAGAGGAATTTGACTGCCAGGAAACCGGCAACAACCTGATGGATAGGCAGTTCCTACTATTACTCGACACCCTTCGGCACAAATGCGGCTTCCCATTCCTAATAACCTCCGGATATAGAGACCCCAGCCACTCAATTGAGGCTAAAAAAGAAAAACCAGGCAAGCATTCGGAAGGCATCGCTTGCGATATACGAGTAAACAATAGCGCAGAAAGGTATAAGCTTATTGATGATGCGTTATGCCTTGGGTTTACAGGTATAGGTATCCACAAAGATTTTATCCACGTGGATACTCGCAAAACCACTCCAGTTATTTGGATCTATTAACTTGACCGAGCTAGATATTCAGCTATTGCCCTGGCAACAAGAGGTTTGGGTAGATCCAACTCGATTTAAAATTGTTGCGGCAGGAAGAAGAACAGGCAAATCCCGCCTTGCGGCATGGATGCTGATACTTAATGGATTACAGGCAGACAAAGGTCATGTATTTTACGTCGCACCTACTCAGGGACAAGCCAGAGATATCATGTGGCAAACGCTCATGGAGCTGGGGCACCCTGTTATTACTGGTAGGCACATTAATAATCTTCAAATTAAGCTTACCAATGGCGCAACTATCAGCCTTAAAGGCGCAGATAGACCAGAAACAATGCGAGGAGTCAGCTTAAAGTTTTTGGTTATGGACGAATACGCAGACATGAAGCCTGAAGTGTTCGAGCAGATACTGAGGCCGGCACTTGCGGATCAAGAGGGCGGTGCGATGTTCATTGGCACGCCGATGGGAAGAAATCACTTCTACGAATTATACAAATATGCGGAGCTTGGCGATGATGAAACTTACAAGGCTTGGCATTTTACTTCTTACGATAATGCTCTTCTTAAACGCTCTGAAATCGACATTGCTAAAAAGTCTATGTCTTCTTATGCGTTTCGCCAAGAATTTATGGCGTCGTTTGAGGCTCGTGGGTCGGAAATGTTTAAGGAAGAGTGGGTTCAGTTTGAAGAAAATGGCTACGAAGGTGACTGCTATGTTGCAATTGACCTGGCTGGCTTTGAAGAAATTAACAAAAAGCGCACAAAAAACTCTCGTTTAGATGAGACGGCTATAGCTGTAGTTACTGTTAGTGAGTTTGGGTGGCAAGTAGAAAACATTATTCACGGAAGATGGGATCTGGATGAGACTGCGGCAAAAATATTCCAAGTTGTTAGAGATTACCAGCCTGTTAGTGTAGGAATTGAGCGCGGCATAGCTAGAAATGCTGTAATGTCGCCACTTACCCACCTTATGAAACAATATGGTATGTTCTTTCGCGTAGAAGAACTAACTCATGGAAACAAAAAGAAAACAGATCGTGTTATGTGGGCGTTGCAAGGGCGCTTTGAAAATGGTCACATTAGCCTTAGCACAGGAGCATGGAACAGCAAGTTCTTAGATCAGCTTTTTCAGTTCCCAGACCCTTTAACTCATGATGACTTGGTTGATGCGTTGGCGTATATAGATCAAGTGGCAAAAGTTAGAGAGGTTTATGATGAAGATTTTGAAGAGCACGAGATACTTGACATAGTTGCAGGATATTAATATGACTGAGTTTTACGAAGAAGACCCGCTGATAGTAGAGCAGAACATTGAAGAGTGGGTAATGACCAAGTGCGAAAACTGGCGAGATCATTACGAGTCAAACTATGAAAGTCGCTTTGAAGAATACTATCGGTTATGGCGTGGCATTTGGGATCCTGCTGATAGTGAGCGCCGGACTGAGCGTAGCCGTATTATCTCTCCTGCTTTACAGCAAGCTGTCGAATCTAATGTCGCAGAACTAGAAGAGGCCACTTTTGGACGCGGAAAGTGGTTTGATGTTAGTGATAACTTTGGTGATACGGAAAAACAAGACGTACAGTTCCTTCGTAACAAACTGACTGAAGACTTTGAAAACTGCATGGTTCGCAAGTCTGTTGCTGAATGCCTAATTAACTCTGCCGTATTTGGCACGGGCATTGGCGAGATTGTTATTGAAGATATGAAAGAGATGGTTCCAGCCACTCAGCCTATTATGGACGGAGATCTTCAGGCTGTTGGTGTCAACATTAAAGAAAGGGTTGCGATTAAATTAAAGCCAATCCTTCCTCAGAATTTTTTAATAGATCCCGTAGCTACTTCGGTAGAAGATGCCTATGGAGTTGCTATTGATGAGTTTGTTAGTCGTCATCACGTTGAGCTACTTCAAGAGCAGGGTATTTACCGTGATGAATATGTAGGTTCTGCGATACCTGACACTGATTTAGAGCCGGATCAAGACCTCACAATCTATAACGACGACAAAGTTCGACTTACTAAATACTATGGTTTGGTTCCAAGGGATTTGCTTGAAGAGGCTGATGCCGATATTGATGAAGATGATGATTCAAAGTACATCGAGGCTATTGTCATTGTTGCTAACGGAGGAGTCCTTTTAAAAGCAGAAGCAAATCCTTACATGATGAAGGATCGTCCTGTTATTGCATTTCCTTGGGATGTAGTTCCAGGAAGGTTCTGGGGTAGAGGGGTATGCGAAAAAGGCTACAACAGTCAAAAAGCCCTTGATACTGAGCTACGAGCTAGGATCGACGCACTAAGCCTTACTATTCACCCAATGATGGCAATTGATGCTACTCGATTACCTCGTGGAGCCAAGCCAGAAGTTAGACCTGGCAAAATGATTTTAACCAACGGAGATCCTCGTGAAGTTCTACAGCCATTTAACTTCGGGCAAGTTAGTCAGATTACTTTCGGTCAAGCGGCGGCGCTTCAGCAGATGGTTCAGCAAGCAACTGGTGCGGTTGATTCCGCTGGAGTTGCTGGTCAAGTCAATGGGGAGGCGACGGCGGCTGGTATTAGTATGTCTCTTGGTTCTCTCATTAAGCGTCATAAGCGTACTCTTATAAATTTCCAGCAATCATTTCTAATTCCTTTTGTTAAGAAAGCCGCTCATCGTTATATGCAGTTTGATCCAGAGCATTATCCAGTTTCAGACTATAAGTTTAATGCGAGTAGCACATTAGGAATTATTGCTCGAGAGTACGAGGTTACTCAGCTAGTTCAGTTGCTTCAGACAATGGGAAAAGACTCTCCTCTTTATCCAGCATTAGTTCAATCGGTTGTTGATAATATGAATTTGTCTAATCGAGAAGAATTAATGTCAACATTAGCTCAAGCATCTCAGCCAAATCCTGAAGCACAACAAATGCAACAGCAGATACAGCAGGCTCAGATGCAATTCCAGCAATCTCAAACGAATGCTCTCAATGCACAGGCAGAAGAGTCTTCAGCAAGGGCTGGCAAATTGTCTGCGGAAGCTCAAGCTGTTCCTCAAGAGTTAGAGATTGACAGAATCAATGCTGTTACTAGAAACTTAAAAGAAGGCGATCAGGACGACAAAGAGTTTGAGCGTCGTATGAAGGTTGCTGACACATTAATCAAAGAGAAAAAAATAGAGGGAAAAACAAATGCTAACAGACCGAGAACTCCAAATGATATACCTCCGGTTCCAAGACCAAATGAAGCCCTTGGAGCTGGAAATCCAGCAACTCAAGGAGAAACTGGAGGAATTAACTAATGGCAAAAAGACATCCAAGCCTAGAGCGAGCGGGAGTAAGCGGATTCAGCAGGCCCAAGAGAACCCCCAGCCATCCCACTAAGTCTCACGTTGTAGTTGTTAAGTGTGATGATGGAAAAATAAAAACTATTAGGTTTGGTGAGCAGGGAGCAAAAACAGCAGGTAAGCCAAAAGCGGGCGAGTCTGCAAAAATGAAAGCTAAACGAAAATCCTTTAAGGCTCGGCATTCTAAGAACATTGCAAAAGGAAAGTGTTCTGCGGCATATTGGGCAAACAAAACTAAATGGTAGGAGACCATCATGGCATTTTTTGACTTTAACCCTTTTAGCAGGGCCAAAAAAAAGCAAGACGCAAAAAAACAAACATCACAATCTAAAGCTGGAAAGCTTGCAGAAAATAAAGCTCGCAAAGCGGCGGCTCTAAAGCGTGCGGCTGAGAAAAGAAAAAATCCTCGCACTGATTTGCCTGGATCTTCTACTGGTCCCAAGAAAAAAACTCAAGCAGAAAGAGATAAAGCTCTTCGGACTAATCGCCAAAAAGCCAAAGATAAAGCAACAACTCCAGCTAAAGCTCCTGCAAAGCCAAAAGCCAAAGCTCCAGCTAAAGCCAAAGCTCCTGCAAAAGCTCCTGTCAAAAAAGCTACTGGGACCGCTCCTAAATTTGGAGTTGGAAACAATAAAACTAGATTTGCAAAAAGAGGCGCAGAAACTAAAGAGCTTGCCAATGTAACTGCGGATCAACTTAAGGCTACTGGTTTAACTCTTCGTGATTATATGAACGAGTGGAACAAAACAGGAAAGCGACCAGCCAAAAAATCAAAGCCGCCTATGACCGCTCCAGCAAAAAAGCGAATGAGTAATTTTGAAGAAGGTCGTAAAAAAGCAATGTCGCGAAAAAGAACAGTTAGCGGTGGATATTCGGCTCCTCAACGGAAAAAAAGTTAGGTATGAAAGTTAATGCGCCTGATGGATATCACTGGATGAAAAGTGGGGCTAGTTACAAGCTCATGAAAAATCCCCCTGGTGGTTATAAGCCACATAAAGGGGGATCTAAAACAGCTAACTTTGAAATTCAAAAAGTCCACAAGAAGTAAGGAGATTGTCATGCCAAAGAAAAAGAAAGTTAAAAAGCCGTACTAATGGCTAAGAAAAAAGCCCCAAAAAAATCTGGGCCAACGCCAAAAAATAAAGCGTTGTACTCCAGAGTTAAGTCGGAGGCCAAGCGCAAGTTTAAGGTTTGGCCTAGTGCTTATGGATCTGCCTGGCTTACTAAAGAATATAAGAAGCGAGGTGGAACTTACGCATGACTAAAAAAACTGGGCTGAAAAAATGGTTTGATGAAGAGTGGGTTGATGTAAAAACTGGAGAGCCATGCGGCAGAAAGTCAGCAAAAAACTCTAGTCGGAAGTATCCTTCTTGCCGACCAAAAAAAGTTTTTGCAAAAATGACTCCAGCAGAAAGAGCTTCGTCAGCAAGAAGAAAAACTGGGCCAGCAAGAATTAAACACGATGTTACCGCCTCGGGAAGAAGAAGAAACGCCTGACTTTGGCGTTTTAATGTGATAAAAGGCAAGAAATATGAATCAAGAATTAGAGGAATACTTTAACAACTACTTTAGTTTATTTAATACAGAGGGATTTAAGCAGTTAGTTGAAGAGTTAAAAGTTAATGCGGAGGCTCTTTCTGATATTCAGTCTGTAAAAGATGCGGAGTCACTTTTTTATAAGAAAGGACAGATAGCGGCTTTAGCTACGATCATAAATTTAGAAGACACTGTTAGGGCCTCCAGAGAACAAGCAGAAGAAGAGGCCGAAAATGTACAAGATATATGACTTCCGTTGTGACAAAGGTCATATTTTTGAAAGAATGGTAGGCAGAGGAGTTACAACCAGTAGGTGCGGTTGTGGCTCTGAAGCAACCAAAATGCCTTCGGCACCGAAGTGCGTACTTGATGGCTCTAGCGGCGACTTCCCAGGTCGTCACATGAAATGGGTACGAGAACACGAAAGTGCAGGAAGGAAAACTCATCTCCATAATGATTAAATCACGGAGTTTATATGTCACGAGCAACAATGATTGATCCACACCTTGAAGAGGGTAATGTGGACGACGTTGAAAACGAAGTACAAGAGACTCGGCAGTCTTCCGACAGTGCTGAACAATCTCAAGAGCCTCAAGTTGAGAGCAACGAATCCAAGCTTCCAGAGAAATACCGTGGTAAATCTCTAGAGCAAGTTGTTCAAATGCACCAGGAAGCCGAGCAGGTTATGAGTCGGCATTCCAATGAGGTAGGTGAACTTCGTAAAGTGGTAGATGATTATATTTCTACTCATACACCACGAGCACCTGAACAGAAGGTCGAACTAGAAGATGAAATTGATTACTTCACAGACCCTCAAAGAGCAGTTAACAGGGCAATTGAGAATCACCCTAAAATTAGAGAAGCCGAGCAGTATTCTATCGAGTACAGGAAGCAGTCATCTTTAGCGGCTCTTCAGCAAAGGCATCCAGATATGCAACAGATCCTTACAGATCCTAGTTTTGCACAATGGATAAAAGGCTCTAAAGTTAGGACTCAATTGTTTGTACAAGCCGATCAGAACTATGATTCTGAATCTGCTGATGAGCTATTTACTCTTTGGAAAGAGAGAAAGGTAGTTGCACAGCAGACTGCAACTGTTGAAAAACAAGCGCGGAAACAGAAAATTAGGGCGGTTAGTACAGGATCTGTTAAAGGCTCTGCAGAGAAGTCTAGAGGTAAACAATACCGAAGGAGCGATCTAATTAAACTTATGAAAACTGATCCCGAGCGTTATCAATCCTTGTCAGATGAAATCTTTCAGGCTTACGCAGAGGGTCGAGTCAAATAATCTTATAGGAGATTGACATGGCTACTGCAACTTATCCCGGCGCGGCGGGTAATACCGCAAAAACTGAGGCGAATACTTTCATCCCAGAAATTTGGAGTGATGAAATTATTGCGGCTTACCAGAAAAACCTGAAGATGGCTCCGCTTGTTAAAAAGCTGGCTATGTCAGGCAAGAAAGGCGATAAGCTTCACATCCCGAAGCCTATTCGTGGCGATGCAAATGCTAAGGCGGCTGACACAGCGGTTACTATCATTGCAAACACCGAAGGCGAGCTGACTGTTGATATCGACCGTCACTTTGAGTATTCACGTTTGATTGAGGACATTGTAGAAGTTCAGGCTCTTTCTAGCTTGCGACAGTTCTACACTCAAGACGCGGGCTATGCTCTTTCAGTGCAGGTTGATAACGACCTTCATGCGGCTGGAACTGGTTTTGGTGATGGTGGGGCTGTTGTATTTACCCCAGCGGCAACTGATTACCAGCACACTGGTTGCTTCTTTAACGATGGCGGTACAACTACTCAGTACACTGATGACACAATCGTGCCAGCAGATGTATTTACTGATGCGTTTTTCCGCGACATGATTCAGAAGCTTGATGATAACAACGTACCTATGGACGGACGTGCGTTAATCATTCCTCCTTCTGTTCGTAATACCATCATGGGAATTGATCGTTATGTTTCTTCTGACTTTGTATCTGGTCAGGCAGTAAACAGCGGTCTTATTGGTAATCTCTACGGTGTGGACGTTTACGTCTCAGCCAACTGCCGAACTATTGAGGCGGCTGGTGATAACACTGCTGGAGCGGCTGATACTCGCGCGGCTCTTCTGTTCCACACTGACGCAATTGTCATGGCAGAACAGCAAGCAGTTCGCTCGCAAACCCAGTACAAGCAAGAGTACCTTTCAACTCTGTACACGGCTGATTGCCTGTATGGCGTTCAGGTATATCGACCTGAAGCTGGTTTCGTTCTCGCAGTAGCGGAGTAACGATAAAAGGGGGTCAGAAATGGCCCCTTCTTTTTTTGCTGGAGTATTTAAATGGGTATTTTTCGTGGGCCAGGTGGAACAGGCGATGCAACAACAGATGCAATTGCCTCTCAGGTAAGTGTTGATTCGGCTACAGCATCAGCAAAAGCAACCGAAGCGGCAAACAGTGCCTCGCAATCAGCAACGTCTGCGGCAAACTCTGCTACATCGGCAACAAATGCAGGAAGCTCAGAAACTAACGCGGCAACGTCGGCATCCAATTCAGCAAGTTCAGCGACAGCATCTGCAAATTCTGCAACTTCAGCGGCATCTAGCCTGACATCTATTAATGCTTTTTATCTTGGAAGCGCCTCATCAAACCCGACAGTAGATGGTAACGGGGATGCTGTTACAGCAGGTGATTGGTATTTTAATACGTCAGATAACACTACAAGAATTTATACGGGTTCCACGTGGAACATTATTGACGCCGTTGGAGCGACCAATGTTGCCGCCGCTGGCGCATTGATGGATTCAGAGGTAACAAATCTTGCACAAGTAAAAGCATTCAGCTCTGCCGACTATGCTACTGCCGCACAAGGCACTACTTCTGACTCTGCTTTGCAAAACGTAGTAGAAGACACTACACCACAGCTTGGTGGTGATCTTGCGTCTAACGGCAATGACATTTTGTTTGCAGACAACGACAAGGCCATCTTTGGTACTGGCTCTGACCTACAACTCTTCCATGATGGTACTAGGAGTTATATTTCTGATTTAGGTACAGGCGATTTGCGCTTGCAGACTAATGAATTAAGAATGGTCAACGAAGCTAATACTGAAGTAGGCATTAAGGCTCTGGAAGACGGCGCTGTAACTTTGTATTACAACGGCAACCCCTCTATAGCCACAAGCTCATCAGGCATCGACATAACTGGCACAGCCACGATGGATGGGCTTACTGTTAATTCTGGTACTTCTAATACTGTCGCTACGTTTTCGTCAACAGATGCTTATGCGTTAATCAAATTTGAAGACAGTGCCACCACCACTGAGACTACGTTAGGTGCTTACGCCAACGACATGGTGTTCAGGGTAGGAGCCTCAGAACGTATGCGCATAGACGACTCAGGCAATGTGGGTATTGGTACTACTCCAGACGCTGCTACTGTGTTGCATGTGGAGGCTACGGAGCCGCAAGTTCTTATTAGCGATGCTTCAAACCCGCTCCAGAAGTTTATAGCTTTTGATGTTGGTTTAGCCGCTGACGAAGACACACATTTCATTACTGTAGACCAAGCAGACGGTTTAGCCTTTGGTGAAAAACTTAATGGCAATGACCGTGTTATTGAAAACGAGTGGATGCGTATTACAAATGCAGGCAATGTGGGTATTTCTG